CAGCGCGGTCCTCGGCAAGATCCATCGCCTCCAGCTCCCCGGCCGCGAGAAGCCTTCGACGCCCAGCCGGCCGACGCGGCGGGAGCCGTCGGCTCCGAGGCCGATCGTCGCCAAGGCGCCGCGCGAGCCGAAAGAGCCCAAGCCGATCGCGGTGCGCGTCGGGCGCGCCAGGTCCAACGTCGGCACGGTGATCTACATCGACCGGCCGGTCACCAGGCGTCACCCGACCGGCGTCGCGACGCTGGCGCTGGGCGCGCGCGAATGTCGATTCCCGGTTGGCCCCGGAACCGGACTCGACCAGCTGCACTGCGGCGATCCGACCGAGGAGGGCGACAGCTACTGCACCCACCACCGCAACATCGCCGGCGGCCGTCACCTGCCGAAGTCCGACGAGGCGATCAAGCTGCCCCGGTATGCCCGGTCATGAGGCCGCTGATCGACGAAATCATCCGCGAGGCGGCGGCGCAGGAGGGCCTGTTCGTGCGCGACCTGATGATCCACGCTCGCGACGCCGAGATCGTCGCGGTGCGCCAGCGCGCCATGTGGGCCTGCCGCGAACTGCGGCCCGACGTCTCCCTGCCGCGCCTGGGCACGACGTTCGGCGGTCGCCACCACACCTCGATCCTGCAGGCGGTGCGCAAGTGCAAGGAACGTCGCCAGACCGACCCCGAGGAGCGCGCGGCCGGCGATCGGCTGCTAGCCGGTTGCCGCTCTGGGCCGGTCAAGCCCCTCAGCCCCGAAGTGCGCGCCCTCGTCGAAGCCGCCGTGTCGCAAGTGACGCTGGACATGGCGGCCGACCATGCCGGCCTCGGCGAGATGGCGGCCAGGTCGATGCTGCTGGCGATCGGGCGCAAATGCCTGCGCGTGATCGGCGCCGACCCCTGGGCGAAGGACGCCGGCGATGGCCGCTAAGCGCCCCCGCCGCCTGACGGTCGACTGGTGCGCCGGCGTCGCGGCGATCTTCGGCGAGCTTCCGCCCGACTGGCGCGCGCCAGACAAGGCGAGCCTCGTCGTCGCCGCCGGACACCTGACCTGGTCGGCCCGCTTCGTCTGCCCCGACGGCGCCGTCGTCACCGCCCGCACCCGTTTGCGCCGCACCTCCGAGGAACTGTTTCAGGGGAGCGTGGCGTGAGGGTCCGGGGCCGCTATCCACGCGTGCCATGCCTGGTGCCGTTCTGCGGCTGCGGAGCGACCTGCTACGCCCCCTTCGACGGCCTGGAGATCATCTGCCCGAAGCACTATCGGCTGGTCGACCGCGGCCTGAAACGGTTGCGCCGCCAGGCGACGCGCGCCGGCAAATGGGGGCTCGTGCACCTTTGCTGGCGGCGCATGCGGCGCCAGGCGATCGAGCGCGCGGCGTTGGCGTCATGACCCAGCAGCTCGACCTGTTCACCACGCCAATGGAAAGACGCTGCGGGACGTGTGTGGTCTGGAACGGACACCCGTCCGCCGACGCCGGCGACTGCTCTGTTCACGGTCGGCGCGCCTCACACGAGTGGCCCTGCGAGCGATGGTTTCCCCTCACCGAATTGCGCTCGCCGCTCTACGGCCGGAGGGCGCCATGACCGCCCGCCCGGCCCTGGCAAAGCTCGCGATCGCCCGCAAGGAGCTGGGGATCGAGGAGTGCGATTATCGCGACATCCTGGAGCGGCTGACGGGCCATCGGTCCGCCCGCGATTGTTCCGACGGCCAGATCGGCGCGGTGCTCGATGAGCTGAAGGCGAAGGGGTGGAAACCGCGCGCCAGCCTGTCGTCGACGACAAGCAAAGCGGGCGGTGCGGAACAGCCTAAAGTGTTGTCGACAACACCCAGGGTGCGCCGCTCCGACCATCCGGCGGCGCGCAAGGCGCGGGCGCTGTGGATCTCGCTGCATCGCCTGGGCGTCGTGCGCGACAGCTCGGAGGCCGCTCTCGAGTCGTTCGGCCGGCGGCAGCTCGGCGTCGAGCGGATGCAGTGGGCCGACCAGGCGCGGGTCTACAAGCTGATCGAGGCCCTGAAGGCCATGGCCGAGCGGGCCGGCTGGGATCAGTCCGGCTCGCTCGATGAGATCAAGGCGCGGCTGGAGCAGCTGATCGCCGCGCGGCGCGGGGAGGCGGCATGATCCCGAATCGCCTCCTCAAGGCGCTGAACGGCCTGGTCAGATCGCTGAAAATCGAGGCCACGGCCGCGCGGAACGCCGCTGCCATAGTCGCGGACTATTCTCCGGAGACTCGGCGACGCCTGGACGCCGTCGCCGGCGCCTACGACAAAGCCTGGCAGGGCCTGCAGGCGCTGATAGACGCCGCATGACTCGCGCCGCCAGGGTCCCGGCCGTCGACCTGTTCGCCTGGCGGGCGGTGGCCGACGCGCGCGCGGCGCTGGAGGCGGCCGAGGCCGACCGCGAGGAGGCCGCGCGCCGGTATCACCACGCGCCGCACGGCCACCTGCTCGATCGCTACGAGGCCTTCCAGGAGGCCACCCACGAGGTTCTGAGGGCCTTCAACGCCCTCACCAGCGCCATCGCCGAGGCCGAACAATGAACCGGCCGTTGCGGGCGCCCGACCTCGACGACGCCGACGGCCTGCGGGCCACGGCCGACAACCTCAAGCGGCTGATCGGCGACGACGGCGCGCGGGCGCTGGCCGACGCCTTCGGCGGCAGGCGGTTGTATGTGCCGAAGTCGCCCGGCGCGCACCACCCGCTGACCCACGTGATCGGCCCGGAGAGCGCGGCGGCCCTTGCCTCGGCCTTTCACGGCATGACGCTCGACGTTCCGATGCTGCCGGCGACCCAGACCGAGATTGTGCGGCTCGACGGCCTGGGCTGGACCCGGCGCGCCATCGCCCGCGAGCTGAAGGTGACGGAGCGGTGGGTTTACAAGACCCTGGCGAAGGCTCCAACATCTCCCCCGCGTCAGGGACGCCTGATCTAGCCGGATCAGGCTGAACCAGTTCACCCTGATAAGGCGCGCGAGCCGGCCCTAGCGTCCGGTCATGGCCTGGAAATACGCCGTCGCCGCCCACACCATCACGTCGCCGGACGGGCAGACGTCCTGGTCGGACTGCGTCTACAGCGGCAACGGCCCCGGCCTTAACAACCCGGCCATGGAGGCCGACGTCGGCGTCGGGCCGATTCCGGTGGGGAACTGGGAGATCGGCGCGGCGCTGAACCCGCCCGATCACCTCGGCCCCGTCGCCATGCCGCTGATCCCCGACGGCTTCGATCCGCACGGCCGCAGCGCCTTTTTCATGCACGGCGATTACGTCGGCGACGTCAGCCAGAACGCCAGCCACGGCTGCATCGTCGCCCCGCGCGAAGTGCGCGAGGCCATCGACGCCAGCAGCGATTGCGATCTTGAGGTGACCCCGTGACCGATGTTTCCGGCGATGCCGCCGCGTCCGCCGTCGCCGCCGCGCCGCCCCCGGCGCGCACCGTGACGATCAATCCAGACGGGTCCGTCGCGGTCGGCGATCCGGCCCTGCCGACGCTCGGCCAGGCGGTCGCCGCGGCCGAGGCGCAGGTCAAGCCGCTGCTGGCCTCGCGCACCATCTGGAGCCTGATCGTGGTCGGCGGCGCGATGATCGCCCGGCACTTCGGCGACCAGTTCACCGACGGCCAGCAACAGGCCCTGATCGACGCGATCATGACCGTCGTCCAGGGCGGCGGCCTGACCGCCGCCGCCGTCTTCCGCGTCGTCGCCTCCAAGCAGCTCACCTGAGGACCACCTGATGAAACGCACCACCCTCGCCTTCGTCTGCGGACTCGGCCTGGCGCTGGCCGCCTGCGCCAGCGCGCCGACCGTCGTCGCCGATCTGCGGCTCACGGCCTGGACGGCGCTCGACGCCGGCGCCGTCGTCATCGACGGCCTGGCCAAGGCGCACGTGTTCAACGCGGCGATGGATCAGACCCTGGCCACCGACCTGCAGACGGCGACCACCGATCTCACCGACGCCGACACAGCCTTCGCGCAGTCGAACTTCACCAGCTCGGCCGCCAGCGTAGCCTCGGCCACCGCCCTCATTGTCGCCGTCGACAACATCGTCGCCGGCCAGAACGTAACGTCGCCGCAGATCACGGCCTTCCATGCGGCGACGGCCAAGCTGAAGGCCGGCGTTCCCACTCAACCCTAAGGACACCATGCCCGAAGAAGTCATCCTCCAGGACGCCATGGCGCTCCTGGGCTCGATCCCGACCATCGAAACCGCCATCGGCAACATGAAGACCATGCTGTCCGGCGGCAATCTGGCGACGCTCAACGCCGCCATCCTGGCCCAGAAGGCCAAGGCGGTCGCCGACGTCTCGCAGACGATCGCCGACCTGCAGGCCGCCGCAGCCGCCGCGACCGCCGCGACCAGCGCCGCCGCCGCCACGGTCTAGGCCTTCCGCCATGGTGCTGGTGCAGGACGCGTCGACGACTTTCAACGCGTGCTGCGCCGGCATCGCCACGTGTTGCGCCGTCTATGTCGCCTTCCGCGACACCTTGATGCGCAAGCGCCTGGGCTCCCAGGCGCTGTTCGATCGCATCCAGAAGGCGCAGAGCGCCGCCGACGGCTGGCACGAGACTCCGCCGGCCCTGGAGATCAAGGCCGACATTCGGCGGCACGCAAAGCTGCTCGCCGAGCACGACGGCTGGCCGGCGTCGCTGGCCACCAAATCCGACGTGGCCAAGATCGACACCCACGTCGCTGGCCTGGCGGCGCGGGTGGCGGATGCGGCGAACGGCATCGACCGGATCGAGGGCCTGCTGATCAAGCGGGCGATTGAGGCGAAATGACCGCGACCGTCCTTGCCGCCCACCTGCGCCTGACCATCCTGCGGGTGCTCGCCGGCGCGCCGGCCTGGACCGCCAATTCCTCGATCATCCACACCGTGGCCGTCGACTTCGGCCTGATGGCCAGCCGCGACCTGATCCGCACCGAGCTTTCGTGGCTCGCCGAACAGAGCCTGGTCACCATCAAGGACATGGGCGCGCTGGTGGTCGCCACCCTCACCGAACGCGGCCAGGACGTCGCCGAGGGCCGCGTCACCGCGCCCGGAGTCCAGCGGCCAAGTCCGGGCAGCTAGCCCATGGCCAAACAGCCGTCCTCGATCGACCGCCTGCCCGAGGAGGTGCGCGCCCAGATCGGCCGCCTGCGCGTCCAGGGCCGCACCATCGACGAGATCCTCGCCCACCTCGCCGCGCTCGATGTCGAGATCAGCCGCTCGGCGCTCGGCCGCCACGTCAAGGGCCTCGCCGCCCTGCGCGAGCGGATGGAGCACAGCCGCAACATGGCGCTGGCCCTGGTCGATCGCTACGGCGACGCGCAGGACAACCGGCTTCAGCGCCTGAACCTGGAGCTGATGCACTCGGTGGTGATGCAGACCATCACCGCGACCGCGCCCGACGACGACGGCGAGCCTCAGCCGGTCACCTTCTGTCCCGAGGACGCCATGTTCCTCGCGCGCGCTCTGGCCCAGCTCGCCAGCGCCGCCAAGATCGACACCGACCGCATGATCGTCGCCAAGCGCGAGGCGACTAAGGAAGCCGCCCAGGCCGTCGAGCGCGTCGCCAAGCGCGAGGGCGGCCTGACCCGCGAGACCGTCGAGACCATCAAGCGCGAGATTTTGGGGATCGGCGCGTGAGCAGGGTCAAGATCGATCTCGCCTGCAACGACCCCGACAACGGGTTGTTTTGGGACCGCGTCGAGCAAATCAATATCGGCGAGCTGCTTGTGCTTTCAGCCCTTAGGACGCCGCCGACACTCCGGGAACTGCCGGGCGCCATCCGCCTCGCAGGCAAGCGCTGGCCGGTGCTGGGCTCTAAGGATTGGGTCGGCAATTGGTGCTGGAATCGCTACGTCCTCGATCTCGACGTTGCCGCCGACTTTCTTGTCTGGCTGCATGGGCGTCGGCTGTTCAACTGCGACCAGGCAGAGACGCGGCTTTTCAACCTCTGGCGGCTGCCGGAGCCGCTGCCGCGCGAGTTCGTCCATCGCCAGCTGGGGAAGCCCTCGAACGGCGCGGTGGTCCTGTGATCGCCCTGGCGGAAGGCGTGCCGGTCACCGAGGCCGACTGGGCGCGGCTGCGGCGCGAGTCGATGGAGACGCTGCCGGCCGAGCTGACCGGAAAGGCGCTCCCGGAGATCCTGTTCGGCTATCAGAAGGACATCCTGCTGGCGACCGCGTCGAGCCAGCTAGTCGCCACCGACAAGAGCCGGCGGATCGGCGCGACCTGGGGCGTCGGCGCCGACGCGGTGCTGACCAGCGGCGCAGCGCGCACGGCCGGCGGCATGGACACCCTCTACGTCGGCTACAACCTCGATATGGCGCGCGAGTTCATCGACGTTTGCGCCATGTGGGCCAAGGCGTTCATGCCGGCCTGCAGCGCCGTTTCCGAGTTCCTGTTCGAGGAGGAAGGCGAGGACGGCGCCGATCGCCACATCAAGGCCTTCCGCATCACCTTCGCCTCGGGCTTCGAGATCGTCGCGCTCTCCAGCCGGCCGAGGTCGCTGCGCGGCCGGCAGGGCTATGTGATCCTCGACGAATTCGCCTTCCACGAGGACGCCGCCGGCCTGCTCAAGGCGGCCATGGCCCTGTTGATCTGGGGCGGCAAGGTGCTGGTGATCAGCACCCACAACGGCGTCGACAACGAGTTCAACACCCTGCTCACCGAGATCCGGTCGGGCAAGCGGCCGGGCAAGGTGGTGCGCTGCACCTTCGACGACGCCATCCAGGCCGGTCTCTACATCCGCGTCTGCATGCGGCGCGGCATCGCCTGGTCGGCCGAGGGCGAGGCCGCGTGGCGGGCGGAGATCTACAAGTTCTACGGCGCCGACGCGGCCGAAGAGCTGGAGTGCATCCCGGCCCAGGGCTCGGGCGTCTATCTGACCCGCGCCCTGATCGAGGCCTGCACGTCGCCGGACTCGCCGGTGCTGCGGCTGCATTGCCCGCTCGGATTCGAGCTGCGCCCCGAACCGGAGCGGCGCTCCTATGTCGACGCCTGGCTTGAGCAGGCTGTTCTGCCCGAGGTCGAAAAGCTCGACCGCAACCTGCGCCATGTGTTCGGCCAGGACTTCGCCCGCTCGGGCGACGTCTCGGCCTTCGTGCCGATGGTGGTCGAGCGCGATCTTCGGCGCCGCGTCCCCTTCCTGATCGAGATGCGCAACGTCCCCTACGAACAGCAGAAACAGGTGGTGCACTGGACCGTCGACCGCCTGCCGCGCTTTGGCGGCGCCAAGATGGACGCCACCGGCAACGGCGCCTACCTTGCCGAGGTCACGGTGCAGAAGTTTGGCGCCGAGCGGATCGAGGCGGTTGCCCTCAACCAGGGCTGGTATCTGAACAACATGCCGCCGATGAAGGCGGCGTTCGAGGATCGCATGATCCTCACCGCGGCCAACGCCGACGTGGTCGACGATCTGCGCCAGATCAAGCTGATCCGTGGCATCCCGATGGTGCCGCAGGATGCGCACCACAAGGGCGCGGACGGTCTGTGGCGACACGGCGACTTCGGCGTCGCCCATTGCCTGGCCTGGGCGGCGAGCCTGATGCCGGCGTTCGAGTTCTCCTATGTCGCCGTGCCCCGCCGCACCTCGCTCGACGTGCGCCGCGATCCGACCGACGTCGACAAGGGCGAGCAATTCAATCCGCGTGACAGCAGCTTCCGGCGCGCCTTCGCCGGCCGGGGGGCCTGGTAATGGCGGCTTCGCAGATCCTCGACTATCGCGGCGTCCCGTTCGAGACCTCGCTGGCCAAGGTCGAGGTGGCCGGCCCGGTAATGGCGGGCGTGCGCACCATCTGGTCGACGCATCCCGGCCAGCACATCACCCCGCAGCGCCTGGCGGCGATGCTGCTGGAAGCCGAGACCCTGTGGCCTGTCGACTATTTGGACTTGGCGGAGGAAATGGAAGAAAAGGACCTCCACTATTTGGGGGTCCTGGGCACCCGCAAGCGCGCCGTCGCCCAGCTGGAGATCACGGTCGAGGCGGCGGATACCTCGGCCAGGTGCGAGGCCGACGCCCAGCTCGTGCGCGACTGGCTGAACCGCGACCAACTGCAGACCGAGCTGTTCGACATCCTCGACGCCGTCGGCAAGGGCTTTTCCGAGACCGAGATCATCTGGGACATGAGCGAGCGGCAGTGGATGCCGGCGGCGCTCAAGCGCCGCGATCCGCGCTGGTTCCGGTTCGATCGGATCGACGGGGTCACCGCGATGATCCGCGACATCGGCCCGGACCTGCCGCTGCCGGCCTTCAAGTTCATCGACCACCGCCATCCGGCCAAGAGCGGCCTGCCGATCCGCTCGGGGCTGGCGCGGCCGTTCGCCTGGTACTGGCTGTTCAAGAACTACACCATCAAGGACTGGGTGGCGTTTGCCGAGGTGTTCGGCATGCCTCTGCGCCTGGGCAAGCACGACGTCGGCGAGAGCGAGGCCAATATCCGCCTGCTGGCCCGCGCGGTGGCCGACATCGGCTCGGATGCGGCGGCCGTGATCTCCAAGTCGATGGAGATCGAGTTCCTTGACGCCAAGAAGGGCTCCGGCGGCGGCGATCCCGGCCAGCTCTACGAAGGGTTGGCGACCTATATTGACCTGCAGGTCTCCAAGCTGGTGCTCGGCCAGACCGCGACCACCGACGCGATCGCCGGCGGCCACGCGGTGGGCAAGGTTCACAACGAGGTGCGCCGCGACATCATGAAGGCCGACGCCGACATGCTGCAGGCGACGCTGAACCGCGACCTGGTGATGCCGGTCGTCGTCCTGAACAATGGGCCGCCGCCAAAGGGCAAGTACCCGAAGATCAAGATCGGCCTGCCCGAGGCGGTCGACATCAAGCTGCTCAGCGACAGCCTTGAAGTGCTGGTGCCGATGGGTGTGAAGGTGCCGGTTAAGTGGGTGCGCGACAAGCTGGGCGCACCCGAACCGGACGAAGGCGAGCCGGTTTTGACCGCCCAGGCCGCGCCGGCCGCCGACACCCCTGAACAGGCGGCGGACAGGGGCGAGGACGCCGTGGTGGCGGCTGACCCCGCCGAAGCGGCGGCGACCGCCTTCTTTGCCTTCTCACAGCTTCTTAAACGGCAATCCGGCGCCGGAGCCGCATCATCGATTCAACCCGGCGCCCACAAGGACGCGATCGACGCCGGAATCGCCGCCGCGCTCGATGACTGGCGGCCGATGGCGCAGGCCCTGATCGGGCCGGCCGAAGCCCTGGTCGCCGGCTGCACCACGCTGGAGCAGGTGCGCGAGCGCCTGGCCTCGGCGATCGACGCCATGGGGGTCGACCAGATCGCCCAGCTGCTGGCCCAGACCAGCTTCGCCGCGCGCCTCGCCGGCATCGCCGGCGCGACCCTGGAGGCCGAGACATGACCGCCCCCAACCTGATCCTGCGCGGCGTCTACGCGCCCGACGGCTCGGCCCTGGTCATCGTCGGCCAGCCGGCCGTGCTGATCCTGCAGCTGATGGAACCGAACCCTTCCGGCTCCGGCCCAGACGTGCCGCAGGATCTGACCGGCCGGGCTTTCACGCAACAGGTGCTGAACACCGGGAACGCGATCGTCGCCGAGGTCGCCGGCATGAACCTGACCGAAGGCCAGATCAATTTCACGCTGGGCAGCGAGGTAATCGCCGGCCTGCTTACCGGCGGCGCATCGGCGATCGACCTGACCTACCAGGTCGCGGAGATCGTCACCGACGGCCTGGACGTCATCCTGGCCGCGCCGTTCTCCGTCCGCCTGGCCAGCGCGGGCATCGGCGCGGCGGTCTTCACCCTGAACACCGCGGCGCCCGGCCCTCTGGTGGTGCGTTACGCCGGCGCGCCCGGTCTGCCCGGATCGCCGGGCGCGCCTGGCAGCGGCGGCGACGGCGCCTGGACCAACGCCTCGGTGGGCGGCGCGCTTGCCGCCAACAGCCGCACCTGCGCCGACAGCACCGCCGGCGTGCTCGCCTTCACGCTGCCGCAGCTTGCGACGGTCGAGGCCGGCAACTCGGTGGTGGTCGCGGACGGCGGCGGCCAGTCGGCGGTCAACCCGATCACGATCGCCCCCTTCGCCGGCGACCAGCTCGACAAGGTCGAGAACCAGACCTTCATCCTCAACCGCCCGCACATGCCCGTGCGCTTCATCGCCAACGTCGGCCTGACCAGCTGGCAGAGCGTGATGGGCGACTAGGAGCCGCCCCATGAACCTGACCCGCCGCCTCTTCGCCTTCGCCGCCGCGCTGCTGATCGGGCTGACGCCTGGCGTCTCGACGCTCGCCCAGGAAAGCACCAGCCAGTTCTTCCCGCCGGTCGGCACGACGGCCAACACCGTCGCGGCCGGCAACGATTCCCGCATCGTCGGCGCGGCTCAGAAGGCGAACAACCTCTCCGACCTCACCTCGGCGGCGACGGCGCGTGCGAACCTCGGCATCCCGTCTTCGCCGGCGGGGATATCCGGCTCTCCGGCCGCCGGCGCCCTGGCCAAATGGACCTCGGGAACGAACCTCGGGGCGGCCGACCTCACAGGCGATGTCACCACTTCCGGCGGCACCGACACCAGCGTGGTCGCGATCGGCGGCGTCGCGCCCGGACCGTTCGCGACAGGCACCAACGCGGCCAACCTGACCGGCGTCGCGCCGGCCTCGGTGCTCCCCGATCCCACGACCTCCAGCCTCGGCGGCGTCGAGGCCCTGGCGGCTGTCACCCACAAGTTCATCACCTCGATCTCCCCGTCGGGCGTCCCGAGCGCCGCTCAGCCGAGCTGCGCCGATCTCTCCAACGCCGCGGCGAGCTGCGCCACCGACGCGACCAACGCGGCGAACATAGGGTCGGGCATTCTGCCGGCGGCGCGGTTGCCCAACCCCTCCGCCTCCACGCTCGGCGGCATCCAGAGCGCGGCGGCGGTTACGCATGAGTGGATCGCCTCGATCTCGACCTCCGGTGTGCCGAGCCTCAGCCAGCCGGCGTTCGCCGATATCTCCGGCCAGGCGTCGGCCGCCCAGCTTCCCAATCCCTCGGCCTCGACGCTGGGCGGTATCGAGAGCGCGGCGGCCGTCTCGCACGAGTGGATCGCCTCGATTTCCACCTCGGGCGTCCCGGCGCTGAGCCGGCCGTCCTGCGAAGACCTCTCCGATAGCGGGACGGCCTGCGACGCCTCCACCGGCACGTCGGGCGCGACCCTCGGGTTCCT